GAACACAACCGCGCAGCCGCCTCACTGTCAGTCGTTGTCGAGCCACGACGATTCTTGACGATCGGCCCACGCACGAGCCAGCGCGTCGTTCGACTTCTGCTGCAGCGCGGCAGCGTCGATCTTCACCGCATGCAGATCGCGCCAGCCCGCAGCGTACGACTCGCACTCGCTGTGCCCGCAGTAGCAGCGCAGCGGCGCACAGTAGCCGCTGCTGCAGCGCGGGCACGTCTGTATGCGCGTCCCCTTGACGTGCTCAGTCTCGCTCACAGCACACCGACCTCAGTGAGCACGTCGAACACCCAGTCGGGCGCGCGCTGGTCGTGGAACAGCACCGCCTCGCGCAGATAGAACCTCGCGCGCGTCATCTGTCGCTCGCTGGGCTTGCCGCCCTTCAGCATGAGCGGCCCGCGCACAGTCACAGCGTTCGGGCGCAGACCGTCTGTCCACTCGACGACGATCTGCATAGGGATGAGCCAGTGAGTGTTCCCGCGCCCGTAATCGGTCGCGATCGTCTCGGGCGCGTCGATGACGTTCACGCGCGCGCTATGCGTCGTGCGCTTAGACGAGTTCGTGACTCGCATGATGAGTGTCCTCTCGTGTGATCCTGCTGCTGATGATGTCGCGGGCGATCTGTAGCCCGCCCTCGTGCCCCTGATGGTTCGCGAGTCTGAAGTCGATGCTGCGCAGCAGACGCGTCGCCTCAGCGAGAGAGACGCGTGATGCTTCGCGCTCGAAGACGAGGCGAGCACGCTGTCTGTCGTGCTCGTGCATGTGACGGTCGGTCAGTTCGACGAACGCTGCGAGCAGCATGACGTGCTCACAGAGACGAGCGCACGTCAGCGCTCAGCCGGTCGAGAGAAACGCGCAGCATGCCCACGGGCGGGCGACCGCTTCGAGTCATCACGCCCTTAGCACAGCGACCGTTGCAGCCGTGAGCCTTCAGACGCTCGCGCAGCGTGTCGACGTCAGGTCGCTGCACGATGTCTGCGTGCGTCGCTGTGCTGATGTCGCCGACGACGAGCAGCACGCCCAGTCGCCAGATGCTAGTGCCGTGCGTGCAGCGCGTCGGTACAGTGTTGATCTTCGTCTGCTGAGTCATCGTGATCAGTCCTTCGAGTGTGAGTGTGTGAGTTGGGCGCTGCGGGCGCACGATCTGAGTCAGCGCGCCCGCAGCGAGTGTGTGAGTGTCAGCGCCAGACGTACGACTCGCGATCTTCGATCAGCGCAGTGACGTCTCCCCAGCAGCGGTTCGCGTCGTCGCTGATGCGAATGGACACGCAGTTGTAATCGCGCGAGTTCTCAGGGCGGGCGAAGTAGAGCGCGATCTGCGCTGACGCAGTGTGACCGTTCAGCGCGCCCCCGTGCAGGATGCCCCCGCCGCGCATCGCTGTCGCGTGATCAAGCACGCGAGTGCGTGACGGGTACTTGTCGACGATCAGATCGACGATCGCGTCTGCGCCCTTGGGCGACTCGATGACGAGCGAGCGAGTCCAGCGCCCGAGTTCGACTGCGTAGCCGAGCGCGTGCAGTTTCTTGTGCACGCTGAGCAGGTTCGCCTTCGTGTCGAAGTGCACGACGTAGGTGTGAGTCTGAGTCTTCGTCTGAGTAGTCATCGTGACTGCCCTCTCTCTGTGTGTTGTGAGTCCAGGCTATACAAAGTCGAGCGAAGGTCAACCGCTTGGCGGCTGATCAGTCGAGCCCTAGTCGAATCGCGAGAGCATCCATCTGCATGTCGATGATCCAGATGCCCAGAGCCATGCCAGCGAGCCCGCCGACGATCGTCCAGACGATCCAGAGTGCGAACTGTTCGCCGCTCATCGCCCGAGCACCTTCGTCGAGTAGTCCCACGCAGCGTGCTCGTCAGCAGCGAGTGCTCGCAGCAGGAACTCGTCATCGCTGCCGAACAACGACTGGGCGACGCGATACAGCGTCTCGCGCTTCGCTGATGCTTTCGCGAGGTCTTCAGTGTGCGACTCGACGCGCTGCGCGTTGTAGTGCGAGACGGTGCCGCTCGTCACGCTGTCGCGAGTGTTGCACGCGTGAGCGATGATGCGCTCAGTCGCGTCGATCATCTCGCTCGACGCGATCGCGATGTCGTTCAGCATCGTGAAGTAAACGGTCGCGCTCGCTGCGTCGGTGGCTGCGTATGCGGGGCGGGTCGTGGTCATCGTGATCACTCTCTCTGCTGTGTGGCTGACTGGGTGAGTCCAGACTACACAAAGTAGAGGGGCAGTCAATAGGGCAGGCGGGATGCTCGCGGGGGTCCGTACACTTAGAACAGACGTTCTAGCACCCTGAAGGGGGAAGCACATGGCAGGCAACCGCAGTACACGCAAACCGAAGGCAGAGCAGGCACTCAAAGACAGAGAAGTGCTGCAACTGCGCGCAGCAGGCGCGACGCTGCAAGAGATAGCCGACCGGCACTTCAGCGGTCACCGGGCGAACGCGCACCGCGCACTGACTCGCATCATGTCGTCGCACGTCGCTGAGGGCGTGAACGAACTCAGAGCAGTCGAGAACGTGCGACTGGACCGTCTGCAAATGGCGCACTGGACTCAGGCGCTCAGCGGTCATCTCGGCGCGACGAAGGTCGTGCTGAACGTCATGGAGCGACGCGCGAAGTTGAACGGGCTCGACACTCAGGTCGAGCAGGCAGGCGGCGGCAACATCACAGTGATGCTCGACGGCAATCTCATGCCGAAGGGAATGAGCGAGCCCGACGTCATCGTCGACGCACCACTGGGCGACGACGAAGATGCGTGACGCGGCCCCGGTCGTTCGGTACGACTACCGACCGCACCCGGGGCCGCAGCAGCGCGCGCACGACGTCGCCGTCGACGAACTGTTCTACGGCGGCGCAGCAGGCGGTGGTAAATCACGCTGGGCGCGCGCTATGGCGGTGCTGCACTGCATGCAGTTCCCGGGCATGCGCGTGATCATCTTCCGTCGCACGTTCCCTGATCTGCGCCGCTCAGTCGAGGGGCCGATGCGCTTAGAGATGCCTCCGGGCGTCGCCGCGTATAACAAAACCGAGCACGTGTGGACGTTCCGCAACGGCTCGACGCTCGAACTCGCGCACCTGCAGAAAGACACCGACGTCGAGAAGTATCAGGGCGCTGAGTATCAGTTGATCGTCTTCGAGGAACTGACTCACTTCACCGAGGACCAGTATCTCTACATGAAGTCGCGTCTGCGTGTCGCTGGCCCGCTGCGTGCTCTGCTCGCTGAGGCAGGGCTCGCGCCGCGCATGATCGCAACGGGCAACCCGGGCGGCGTCGGGCATCTGTGGGTGAAGCGTCGTTTCATCGACCCTGCCCCGGCTGGCAAAGTGTTCAAGTTGTGACCGACGCTCAAAGACCCGAACCCGGGCACTCGTCTGTTCATCCCCGCGAAGGTCAGCGACAACCCGTCGCTAGACGCGGACTATCAGAAGCGACTGGATCAGTTGCCGCCTGATCTGCGCGCCGCGCTGCGTGACGGCGACTGGGACGTGCTCAGCGGCGTCAGGTTCAAGCGCTGGTCGCGTCGTCATCACGTCATCGAACCCGAAGACTTGCCGCTCGCGCACGGGCAAGGACTGCGCGCTGTCGGCGTCGACTATGGCTCATCTGCGCCGTTCGCTGCCCTGTGGGGCGTGAAACTGAGCGACGATCTGGTCGTCGTCTATCGCGAGTTGTACCTGAAGGGGCTCACACCGCAGCAGCAGGCGAAGGCGATCGCTGACGCTGAGGCAGAAGACGAGCGTATCCCCGGCTCGCGGCCTATCCCGATCGCGCTCGACCCGTCGACGTGGGCTCGCAGCGCTGAGCAGCCGCTCGCTCGTGTGCAGAATGACGTGCCGCCCGCTGGCTCGATCGCTCGCGCCTATCACGATCAGTTCCCGGGACAGGTCGTCAAAGCGTGGAACGAACGCATAGCCGGGTGGACTCTCGTCGACGAGCATCTGCGCGTGCGCGACGACGGGCTGCCGCGTCTGCTCGTGTACTCGACGTGCGTGAATCTGATCCGCACGCTGCCCGCGCTGCCACGTGACAAGAACCGGCCCGAGGACATCGACACGCACACCGAGGATCACGCTGCTGACGCGCTGCGCTATCTGCTGGCACAGTTAGCAGGGAAGTCACGACTGCAGAAGACGGCAGAGCAGTCGCAGCCGCAGCAGGGGCCGCTGACGAGTGGACTGCGTGATGCGCAGTTCTAGCCGTCCCACACTGAGCGCACGAGCGCAGGGAGAATGAGCACATGGCTGATCTGAGCAGAGAACTGGGGCACCCGGCAGGCGTCGGCGTGGACATGACCGACTGGTCGCGCGCCACGTCGTACGTCTCGCAGCCGATCGACCCGAACTTCGCGCTGCGGTTCCCGCAGAGCGTGCAGGTGTGGGACACGATGCGCCGCACAGACTCGCAGGTGGGCTCGATTCTTCGAGCGATCACGCTGCCGATCAAGCGCGCCCGCTGGCAACTCGCGGGTGACGACGTGCGTCCCGAGATCATCGACTTCGTGCGCACTGAACTCGGGCTGGGCGAACTCGAAGGGCGTCGCCGTCGTCGTCGTCACGGCGTCGTCTGGCACGAGCATCTGCGCGACGCTCTGCTGATGCTGCCGCTCGGCTTCATGGCGTTCGAGCAGGTGTACCTGCCCGAGATGGGCGGCGAGGCCGCTGACCGTCTCGGGCTGGGCGCTGTGCTGCATCTGCGCAAACTCGCGCCGCGCATGCCGTCGACCATCGTGAAGATCAGCGTCGAGCGTGACGGCGGTCTGAAGTCGATCACGCAGACTGCGAACCTCGACGCGTGGAGCCCGCAGGTCATGCTCGACGGCGGCACTGTCATCCCTGTCGAGCGTCTCGTCATGTACGTGAACGATCGCGAAGGGGCCGACTGGTCCGGCACGTCGCTGCTGCGCTCGGCGTACGGTGATTGGTACATCAAGAACCAACTGACGCGCATCAACGCTCAGTCTGTCGAGCGCAACGGCATGGGCGTGCCGAAGATCACCGTGACAGACGAGTCGCAGCGCTCTGAGGCTGAGAAGATCGCGCGCGAGTTCCGTGCGGGCGCGTCTGCAGGGCTCGTGCTGCCGTCGTCGATGAACGCGGAACTGATGGGCGTCAGCGGCTCGACGCGAGACGCTATCCCGTCGATCCAGTACCACGACCAGCAGATCGCGAAGTCTGTGCTCGCGATGTTCCTTGATCTGGGACACGACAACGGCGCGCGCTCGCTGGGCGAGACGTTCGCTGACGTGTTCACTGACTCGCTGCAGGCTGTCGCTGACTCGATCGCTGAGACGGCGACTGAGCACGTGATCCGCGATCTGGTCGAACTGAACATGGGGCCTGATGAGCCCTATCCGGTGCTGACTGCTGGCGATCTGTCTGCGAACGCGCGGCTGAGCGCTGATGCGCTCGTGAAGTTGGTCAGCGGCGGCGTCGTGACGTCTGACGACTCGCTCGAAGATTACGTCAGGAAGACGCGCGGCCTGCCTGAGCGTGATCCCGCCACTGCGCGCGCGCAGCCGACCACCACGCAGCAGCAGGCACCTGCCGCGCCCGTGCCCGCGCCGACTGCTGAGTCGCTGCTACCCGCTGGCCTGTCTGAAGGTGACCATCTGACGCAGGCTCGCGCTCTGCTCGAACAGGTGCGCCGTCTGCGACAGCAGGACTGAGCATGTGCGACGTCTGCCGTGACGCGCACGCTGAGGCCGCGCTGCTGCTCGCTGAGCAGCACCTACTCGCGGACGACACCGGCTTCCAAGGTGCGACGCGTGATCTGAACGACGCTGAGCGGCGTTCGCGTATCGACTTCCGCAAACTCGACACGCTCGAACAGACTGCGGTGAACGCTGCACGAGAGGCGCTCGAAGCGCTGCGTGATGTCGCTGTGCGCGAGATAGTCTCAGCGGTCACTCAGGGCGAGTTCGCTGATGCTCGCTCGCTCGTCGTGGCTGCTGAGCGGCTGACGAGTGAAGTGCCGCCCGCTGTGAAGCGTCAGGCTGCGACGGTCGCGTCTCTGCTGCGCGAACTGTACTCAGAGACGTACGCGTCAGCGCGCTCGCAGGCAGTGCAGGAGGCTCGCGCTCAGGGCGTCCCAGACGAGCGTGCAGACGCGGGCGAGCCCACGGAGGACACGAGTGGCAGCCTGCCGTTCGCGGTGGCAGCCGCGTCTGTCGCGCTGACGCCGTGGCAGCGTCTCATGGAGACCTACCGTCGACAGTTCACGACCGGCGCGATGATGGTCGCGGGCGGCGTGCTCGCGAGCGATCTGACGAAGCGTCTGCGCAACGTGTCGATGGACGGCGCGGTCGACGAAGCACGTCAGGGTGTGCATCAGGCGATCGGCGCTGGACGTGTCGACGCTGCTCAGGCGATCGGCCCGTCTGCGATCTGGGCGAGCGAACTGCTCGACGGGAAGACCTGCGGGTCGTGCGCTGTCGTCGACGGGCAAGAGTACCCAGACATTCAGAGCGCACGCGATGACTACCCGCTGGGCGGCTACCGGCTGTGCAAGGGTGGCCCGCGCTGCAGAGGCACTCTCGTCTTCGAGTACCGAGGCGACGAGCCGGGGCCGACTGAGCCGCCGCCGAGCGTGCTCGACGATCTGCCGAAGGGACCGAAGACGCCGCCGCCCGCGCAGCCGGTGACGACGCCCTCGCTGCAGAGCGACCCGCGCGAACTCGCACAGCCGGGACGTCCGCACAACGACGTGAAGCGCAGCGCGCCGAAGCGCAAAAAGGGACGCGGCCAGTTGTACGACGATTGGGGACAGGTCGACGTCGAGCCGACGCTGCGTGAGAAGACGCCGATCGAACTCGCTCGCGGCACGAACCCGCGCCACAACGTCACGTCGAAGGTCTACGGGAACAACTGCACGAGCACCGTCACCGCGTACGAAGCGCGCGCTCGCGGGCTCAACGTCGAGGCTGGGCGCGCACCGTCTGGCACTGGGCGCTCTGAGGTCGACTGGCTGCAGTTCTATCAGACGGCTGACGGGCGCACACCGACGCTCGACAGGTTCGACAGCGCTGCTGCTGTGCGCGACGCGATCGACAGCGGCCCGCCGAACGCGCGCTATGTCATTCAGCAGACGTGGAAGACGGGCGGCTCGCACGTCTACATCGCAGACCGACGCGACGGTGTGACGCACTTCGTCGAGCCTCAGTCGCCCACGGCACCCGACGCGTCGACTCATCTCGACCGCGCGAAGGTGGGCCGGGCGATGGGCGGCAGAAACGTGACGATCGGGCTCGTGCGCGTCGACGACAAGGTGCTGACGAACCGCGCCCTAGAGACAGTCGAGCGCAACCCGGCGAACTGGCTCACTGAGATTACGAAGGCCGAAGCGAAGCAATACAGCACCCTTGGTCAGATGTCGTCGTCGGGCGAGTACATCGTGCCGAAGGTGCGCGCTGTCGGCTCGACGTGGGAGATTGTGCCTGAGACTGAGCGTCTCGACGTCGCACGACGACTGAACGAAGGCGAGCGTGCGAAGCGTCAGGCGCACAGCGATCTGCTCGCACGGAAGATCACGATGCCGCAGTATCGGGAAGCGACAGCCGCGCATCAGGCGCTCTTGAACGAAGTCGTTAGGTGGAGGATCAGATGATCACATGGCAGCAGGCAGTCGACGTCGCGCGCCCGGTCGCTCGCGAGGCGTGGCGCGACGAGTCGATCGGCGGCGCTCACGCAGTCGTCACGACGGGCTGCATCGACGCTGGCCCGGTGTGGGTCGTGCTGCATGGTGATCGGCGCTGGGTCATCGACGGCGACGACACTGCGATGCCGTTCGATCCGCCCGTCGTCGTCGTGGACAAGGCGACGGGCGAAGTGTCGGTCACTCGCGCGATCTATCTGCCGCTCGAAGACGCTCACGTCGTCGGCGACGTTCCCGCGCATCTGCGCTGGGACTGACACAGCAGTCCGTCCCACACGAGACAGCGCGCTCGCGTCATCGTGAGACGCATGACTAAGACATTCCTAGTGCGCGCGACCGTGAAGGGCGTCGAACTGGTCAAGGCCGGGAAGTGGAACGGGCTGAACGGTCCCGTCGAACTGACTGAGGCTGACCTAGCCGATGCTGTCGCCGCGTCGAAAGACCCTGAAGTCGATCATGCTGTGCTGAAGTTGGGGCACATCGACCCGCGCTTCGACGGCCAGCCCGCCGCAGGCTGGGTCGAGAATCTACGGCTGAGCGATGACAAGCGCTCGCTCATCGGCGATCTGGTCGACATGCCTCGTCAGTTGGCTGATCTGCTGTCTGATGCGTTCCGTCGTCGCAGCGCTGAACTGCGTCGTGACGTGAAGACGCCGAGCGGCAAGCGCTACCGGGCGGTGCTGAGCGGGCTCGCGCTGCTCGGTGTGCAGCCGCCCGCTGTGAAGGGGCTCAGCGACGTGCTGCAGCAGTACGCGAGCGAGGGCACGCCCGGACACGAAGACGAGGCGACCCAGCAGCGCATCGAGGCTCTCGAACTGAGCGACGGCGACACGCCGCCCGTCCCACACGATCAGCAGCAGCAGAACGACTCTGGACACGTACAGGCCCCGCAGGGGGCACAGCAGACCCCCGCAGGGGAGGGAGACGACATGGACCCGAAGATCAAGGCCGCGATCGTCAAGCGACTCGGGCTGAAGGCAGACGCGACCGACGCTGAGGTCATGGCCGCTCTGGAAGCCGAGCCGACGAACGACGGCCAGCAGCAGCAGGAGCAGCCCGGCGAGCAGAACGGCGGCAACGGTGGCGAGCAGCAGCAGACCCAGCAGCCCGCAGGCGAAGCACAGGCCGGTGAAGCGCAGGCCGGGCAGGCTCAGGCCGCGTCCGAGGGCACGGTGACCGTGCCGCGCTCGGCGTGGGACTCCCTGCAGCAGCAGGTGAAGACTCTCAGCGAGGCCGAGCAGAAGCGTGCGAATGACGCTCTGCTGCAGACGGCTCTCTCTGAGGGCAAGATCACGCCCGCCGAAGTGAACGGCTGGCGCGAAGGGCTCGAAGACTCGCAGCGTCGTCCCGGCACTGTGGCTCTGCTGAGCAATCTGCCGCAGCGCGTGGCTGTCATCGAACTCGGTGACGGCTCTGCTGCTCCGGCTGGTCAGTTCGATGAGAAGGCGTGGGCTGAGCAGGCCGACGCTCTGGGCCTGTAAGGAGGCATGACACATGTACGGCAACCCTGATCAGGTCTTCGAGTACCTGAGCGACAGCGATGCTGTCACCTGCACCGCTGCTGCGAACATCACCGGGAAGACTCTCGTGAAGTTGGCCGCTGGCGGCACCGATCAACTGCCGACCGTGACCACGTGCGCTGCTGGCGATGTCGCCTACGGCGTGGCTGCGTGGACTGTGCTCGAAGGTGAGCGCGTCACGGTCATCCGTAAGGGCGTCGTCAGCATCACTGCTGGCGGTGCTCTGACCCCCGGCCCGGTCGAGGCGGGCGCTGGCGGCACTGTCGTCGCCGCTACGACCGGCGAGCGCGTCGGACACGTTCACGCTGACGCCGCTACCAACGACGACGCCGCTGTGGCGCTGACCCTGTAAGGAGACAGGAACTATGACTATCACCTACCCTGCAGGGCTGCCGTCGTTCGACGGCTCCCGCATGACCGTCGACACGCTGCTGCGTCAGCCGACGTTCCTGCAGAAGCGCATCGTGCCGGACAATCGCGTGTTCCTGAGCGAACTGCTGTTCCGGCGCGGCACCACTGACTCGGGCGCTGTCGTCTACAACGTGGCGCGCACTGAGGATCAGTACCCGACGCGTGGCGATGTCGGCTACGTCGAGCCCGGCGCTGAGTTCCCGATGATCGACTTCTCTGAGGGCGAGAACCGGGTCGCGACCGCGCAGAAGGTCGGCGGCGGCTACATCGTCACCGACGAGGCGCGCGACCGCAATCAGGTCGACGTCATCGCGAAGGGCAACCTGAAGGTGCGGAACGCCGTCGTGCGTCAGGACGCTTATCGGGTGCTTCAGGCGTTCCGTGGCGCTGTCGAGGTCGTCAACTCGACTGCTACGTGGGACACTGCGAAGGCGATGCGCACTGACGTGCTCGAAGCGGTCGCTCAGATCAAGTCGACCCAGTTGGGCTACCGGCCCGACACGGTGCTCATCTCTCCGAAGACGAAGACTGATCTGCTGCTGCTCGACGAACTGCAGAACTACGCGCCGCGCGAGCGGACTGATCTGAACCCGCTCTACTCTCAGGAACTCGCGGGCTACCTCGCGATGAACTGGGTCGAGAACGAGTACCTGCCCGACGATGAGGCGATCGTGCTGCAGACGCGCATGACCGGCGTCAACGTCGAGGAAAAGCCGTTCAGTCTCGAAGTCGTGCGCGAGGGCACTCGTCAGCGCAACGTCGTGATCGGCTCGCGTCGCGGCATGCCTGTCGTCGACGAGCCGCAGAGCGCGCTCATCATCAAGGGGGTCTGATCGTGGCTGCTCGCAACTCTGCCGGGAAGGGTACGGGGCCTAGCGTCGACGGCGCTGGTCCCGATGCGACGACCGCTCAGGCTGTACCCGCGCCCGACAAGCCGGTCGACGCGGTGCTCGACACTCAGCCGGAACTGCGCGACGAGGGCGCTGTGCGTGCTCGTCTGCAGCAGTTGGCGCACATGGCTGTCGGCACCCCGGACGATCGACCGATCGTGCGCAACGGTGCCCCGGTGTACCCGGGGCCGATGGACTCGCCACTGCCCGATGCCGAGCAGATCGACGAGTCGAACGACATCGAGGCGGGCGGTCAGCAGCGCGCTCAGGTGTTGTTCAACTTCTATCGG